CTGTCGCTCTCGGCGAGCGGCTCTTCCGTGTCGTTGCCGAGCGATTTCCTGTCGGCCGAGGCGGTGGTGTTGGAGAGCAGCCCGAAGCGGACTCTCAGCCTCAAGACTATCCAAGACCTGTTCAACGAGTATCCGTCGGACACGAACGCGCGGCCCGAGGCTTACGCTATCCAAGGCTCGACGATGTACGTCCGCCCGGTGGCGGACTCGGCCTACAGCATCACGCTCTACTACAACCAGGCCCTGACGGCGCTTTCGTCGGACAGCGATACCAACTGGCTGCTGACGAACTATCCCGACCTGTACCTCTACGGGGCCTTGGTCCACGCGGCGCCTTATCTGGAAGACGACGCTCGGTTGCAGACCTGGATGGGCCTCTACGACCGTGCTGTGGGGGCTCTCAAGGGTGAGAGCGTGCGGGCCATCTTCTCGGGCGGGCCGCTCAAGACCCAGCTTGACGTGACCATCGTATGATCCCGACGCCGCAGGGGGACGACTGGCGGGCCTGGGCCTTCCGGGTCGTGCAGGTGTTGACGCCGTGGATGACGCGGGTCGACCGGACATTCGTGCGGCAGGAGCAAATCTACCGGATGCGCTCGGCGACGGTGGCGACGCTGCCGTCTGCGTCCCCGGCGGGTCAGTGGATCTACGTGACGGATGAAACAGGCGGCGCGGTCCCGTGCTTTAGCGACGGGTCGGACTGGCGACGTGTGACTGACAGGGCGGTGGCGAGTTAGGCGATGTTCAATGAGGTAGCATCATGACCGTAACGACGACCGACAACGGCATCCCGAAGCAGGGGCTGGGGGACAACCTCAACTCCTGGGGCATCGACTCTTCGGACGGTCTGAACCAAGCCATCAGCCTGCTCGAAAAGCTGGCCTCCGGTGTCGAGACCATCTCCCTGACCGGAGACAAGACGCTTACCACCACGGCGAAGACCGACAACGAGGCGCGAAACATCGGGTTCTATTTCACCGATGGCGGGCTGTCGGCGGCTCCTACGGTGACGGTCCCGAGCATCGAGGGCGTGTATCTCTGCTACAACGCGGGCTCTACCTACACGATTACCGTGTCGTGTTCGGGCTCGTCGACGACGGCTTCGGTTCCGCCGGGCGCGATGATCCCGGTCATCAGCGACGGCACGGATTGCTTCGGCGGCATCTTCCGGCTGGACCAACTGTCGGCGCCGACTTCCTCGGTGTCGATGGGCTCGCAGAAGATCACGAGCCTCGCTACGGGCACGGCATCGACCGACGCGGTGAACGTGTCGCAGATGAACACGGCGATTGCCTCGGCCGGTGTCCCCGCGTCCACGGGCGCGGTGTTGGTCTCGGCGAACGACACGACCGCGCAGTACCTGAACGGGGCGCTGGTGGCGGGAACCGGAATCACCCTGACAGAGAACAACGATGGGTCGGACGAAACGCTGTCCGCCGCAATCGACACATCACTGGTCGCGACCAAGGGAGCGGCCGTCGCGATGGCTATTGTATTCGGAGGTTAACCGATGGCCGCACCGAACATTCTTTCGCTTTCGACGATCACGGGCAAGACGGCGGTTTTGGCCATCACGACCTCGGCGCAGAACATCGTGTCGAATGCGGCTTCCTCCGGGAAGGTCTTGAAGGTCAACGGGCTGTGGATTTCCAACGTCGACGGGACCAACTCGGCGGACGTGACCATCGACGTGTACCGCTCGTCGACGGCCTATCATGTGGCGAAGACGGTCCCGGTGGCGGCGGACGCCACGGTCCAGTTCCTCGACAAGCCGCTGTATCTGGAAGAGGGCGACGCGCTCCGGCTGACGGCGAGCGCGAACAGCGACCTTGAGGGCGTGTGCTCGTATGAGGATCTGTCCTGATGCGGCACATCAACAACGTCCCGCAGTTGCGGAACAGCATCGGGAGAACGCCGCAGTCGGGCGTCTGGACGGCTCGCAATCTGGCAGAGAGTGCGTGGTCGAAGGGCACGACGCTGTTCCCCACGGTGGACGGTACGTTCGACCTCTACGCCTACTGGAAGGTAGAAGGGGACACCTCGCCGTTTGACGACAAGATCGACGGCCTGTCCGCCCTGGACCTGACGGCCGGCGGCACGCAGACGGTAACGTCGAACGGCGATAGCGACTACGTGACCGGGGCCGGGTACGTCCAGCTTTCGGCCAATACCATCGAGACGGCGTGGTCGCACGCCTCGACCTTCTACGGCGGCATCCACTATTTCACCGCGATCAAGACTCCGACGGCGTGGACCTCGAACCGAATTTTCATGGGCACCTACGGCAACTCGAACGACGGCTGGTACATCTATACCAACACGTCGGGAAACCTTGTCGTGTCTTTCCTGAAGGCCGGCTCTGCCGAGTTCACGGCCACCACTGGATCGGCCCTGTCGTTGGCGACGAACTACATCGTCGGCCTGACCATCGACGGGCGAAACGGCACCGGTTCGGTCTGGGTCAACGGGGCCGTCTTTCAGGTCTCTGCGTCTGACACCTTCGCGCTGACGCGGACATCGACGTCGGCCGCATCGGGGGCATTCTGGTGCAACCGAGGCCCGTGGGGCGGCACGGCGATCACCGAGAACAGTGGTCGCTGGTACGGCGGCGGTATTGCGGCCTTCGCCCCGACGGCGGATCAGGTGGCGAAGATCCACAACGGCTTCGCCGCGACGATGACGACGGAAACCTTCTGAGGACCGCATCATGGCGCTGTACTCCATCGGCGGGGCGTACCCGGTGTCGGGGCTCCCCAAACGGCACCGGCTGTCCAACGGCCTGACCCGGACGGGACTCGACGGCCTGACGACGCAGGAGTTGGCGGCGCTCGACCCGGCTATTGTCGTCGTATCCGACCCCGGAAGCCCGAACCCGGCGACGCAGAAGCTGTCCTGGAACGGCACCGTGCTCTCCATCGTGTCGAAGACGCAGGGGGAACAGGACGCCTATTTGGCGGTCAGAAAGGCCGCGAGGAAGGGCGAGGTGCTGGCCCTGTATGCGCAGAAGATCGCGGCCGGGTTCGACTACACGGTGGGCGAGGGGACAGAGCGTAACTACCAAATCGACGACGTGAGCCAAAACCACATGCTGGCGGTGATGGCCCACTTCAACGCGGGGGGCGAAAACGCGCACGGCGGCTTCTGGCGCACGTCGAACAACATCAACGAGACGATGACCGACGCCGAGTGCAAGGCGTTTCTGATCGCCGCCAAAGTCTACAAGATGGGCCTTATCCGGCAGTCGATCATTCACAGGGCGGCCATCGACGCGAAGACCTCCGTCGCTCAGGTCGACGCCTACGACATCACGGCTGACTGGTAATGGCCTTCTTCTCTCCCCGGATGGTCGCGGGCGTTGTCCGGGACGATCCCGGCCTTGCCGCCGAGGGGGCTTATCTGTCGACCGATAAGGTGAGGCTCCGGCGCATCCTGAAAGACATCCTGCCGGAGATCGTAGGGGGCTGGGAGAAGGCGACGCAGGACACCCTGCTTGGCAAGGGCCGGGCGATGCACGTCTGGGAGGATCTGGACGGCCAGAAGACCGTCGCCATCGGCACGCACCGGAAGCTCTACATCTACACGGCGGGGTTTCTTTGGGACATCACGCCGGTTCGCGACGACTCCGACACATCGGGAACGTTGTCCGACCCGTTCGACACGACGGACACGGACCAGACGGTCACGGTCAACCACACCTCGCACGGGGTGGAAGACGGTGGGTATGTCTACCTGAAAGCCGCTTCGGCGGTCGGTGGCGTCACGATAGGGGCGGGCGGCACGTATAGTTCCAATCCGCTTCAGACGGTCGCCGGCAGCGCGTTCGTCATCGTCAACCATACCTCGCACGGCCTGTCCGACGGGGAGTTCGTGACCTTCGGGTCGGCGACCGCGACAGGCGGCGTCTCTGCGGCGAACATCAACAAGACGCACCGCGTCTACGTCCTGTCGGATGACGCCTTTCAATTCGAGGTTGCTGCGGCGGCGACCTCGACGGCGGCGGGCGGTGGCACGCCGACCTATGAGTATTATCACGGGTTCCCCGCGACATACGTGGGCGCCAACAGCTTCACGATTGAAGTCCCGTCTGCCGCGACCTCGACGGTAAGCGGTGGTGGTGGAACGACGAAGTGGAAGTACGAGATCAATCCGGGGTTGGAGAACACGACCCGGACGGCGGGCTACTCAACGGGCACCTATTCGAGCGGCTACTACTCGCTGCCGTCGTCGGAATCCGACCTGCGGGCGCGGGTGTGGCACTTCAGCAACTTCGGTCAGAACCTGCTGGCGAACTACCGCGAAAGCGCGATTTACCGCTGGCAGAACAACCTGTCGCAGTCGGCGGCGGCCATCGCGGCGACCGACGCTCCGGCGAAGAACCTGTCGCATATGGTGACGCCCGAGCGGTTCATCGTCGCGCTGGGGACGGAGGAAGCCGCCGGGTCGACCTACGACGAGATGCGGTACGCATGGGCGACCCAAGAGGGTGGCTTCTCGACCAACGACTGGACTGCGGCAGCGACCAACACCGCTGGCGACAACCGGCTGGCCGAGGGCACGCGGATCGTCCGGGGCATGGCGATGCCGTTCGTGTCGCTGATCTGGACCGATACGGCGCTGTACCAACTGACCTACCTGCAAGACACGGACCTCGTGTTCGGGCACCAGTTGGTGGGGACAGGCTGCGGGCTGATAGGGCCGAACGCGGCGGTAGCCATCGACGACGTGGGCTCGGTGGTCTGGCTGTCGTCGTCCAAGCGGTTCTTCATGTGGTCGGGTGGGTCGCCGGTCGTTATCGACTGCCCGGTCAGGGACTACCTGTTCGACAACCTCGCCCCGGTGCAGGAAGACCTGATCTTTGCCGGCCACAACAGCCGGTGGAACGAGGTCTGGTGGTTCTACCCGACGACGGCGGACAATGAGAACGCGGCGTACATCGCGTTCAACTACCGGCAAAACGTGTGGTTCATCGGGACGTTCGACATCACGGCTTGGGGGGACGTGGCGGACAGCGGGTTCCCGATTGCGGCTCATGCCGACGGTACGATCCAACTGCACGAGCGCGACACCGGGACCGACAACGGTGACGCCATCTCGTGGCATTTCGAGACGGCGCCGGTCGATATACAGGACGGCGAGAACGTCTACATGGTCGACCGTTTCATGCCGGACACGCGGGATATGGTTGGTGGCGCGACTCTGATTATGAAGTCGCGGTTCTGGGCCAACGGCACCGAGACCGAGACGACGGCAGGGACGTTCAACAACGCGACCAACTCGCTGGCCTTTCGGGCGAAGGGGCGGCAGATCGCGTGGCGGGTCCAGGGCAACTCGGCCCCGGCCAAGGGGCGGTTCGGTCGCCCGACGTTCAACGTGAAGCAGACGGGCGAACGGCGTTGACCACGCGCGAGAAGGCCCGGCCGCTTATCCAGAAGTCCCTCGATGTTGGTCTGCCGCTCTACACGGCGGACGATATTCTGGACGCCTGCGAGGCGGGGCGGATGCAGCTCTGGTGCTGCGGAGATTCCGTACTGGTGACGGAAATCGTGGAGTTCCCGAGGGCGCGGGTTGTGCGGTCGGTGGTGGCTGGCGGGCGGTTGAAGGACATTCTCAAGGTCTTGCCCGTGGCCGAGGAATGGGCGCGAGAGCGTGGCTGTCGCTATGCGATGGCCGGGGGAAGAACAGGGTGGGGCCGCGCCCTCGGATATGAGTTTAGCGCGGCAGAGTTCGTGAAGGAGTTGGGCCATGCCTAGTGGTGGTGGTGGAACGCAAACGGTCACGTCTGAAGTGCCCGAGCCCTATCGGACGTTCGCCAATGAGAACCTGACGCTGGCGGGCACGATGGCAAACCAGCCGTATGTGCAATACGGCGGGCAGCGCATCGCGGGCTGGACCGACAACCAGCAGAGGGGCTTTGCAGCGGTCCCCGGCGCGGTGAACGCATGGCAGCCGATGATGGAGCAGTCCAACCAGGCTCTGGGCGGGCTCGCCGATGGGTCTGCCGACGTGACCGCGCGGCAGGGCTCGGAGTTCATGTCGGACTACTTCAACCCCTACGAAAGTCAGGTCGTCGACAACGTGGTCAACGACATGGCGCGGGCGCACTCGATTGGTCTCGGCGCTCTGTCGGGCCGGGCTGCGGGGGCGGGTGCCTACGGGTCGTCGCGCCACGGTGTCGCCGAGGGTGAGATGGGGCGCAATCTGCTGGACCGGGTCGGGAACGCGGCCGGTCAGTTGCGCCATCAGGGCTTCACGACGGCGGCGGGCTTCGGGTCTCAGGACGCGGGGCGGCACCTCCAGGCGGACCAAGGCAACCAGCAGACGCAGCTGGCGGCGGCGCAGGCGATGGCGCAGAACGCGGCGATGGCGCAAAACCTCGGCCTGACCGGGGCGCAGGCGCTGCTGAACGTCGGCGGGATGCAGCAAGGTCTGGACCAGCAGAACCTGGACCTCGCGTATCAGGACTTCATCGACCAGCAGAACCATCCGCTGCGGATGATGGCCATTCGCCAGTCCGCCCTTGGCCAGACGCCGATGGGGAGCGTGCAGCGGATGCCGACCGGCGGGACCAACATTGGCGGGCTGCTGTCGGGCGCCGGGAGCCTCCTCGGCGGTGTCGCGGCGCTCTGCTGGGTCGCCCGCGAGGTCTACGGGGCGGACAACCCGAAGTGGCTCCGGTTCCGCGACATCCTTCTGGACAAGGCCGACGACGACCTTCTGACCCTGTACGCCGTGCATGGCGAGGGCTACGCCGCGCACCTTCGGGAGAACCCGGAGGAACGGGCAGAGGTCAAGGGGTATCTCGATATGGTGCTGGAGGCCGCCTGACATGCTGACGCCGCTCGCCCTTCGCCGGGACCGCGACCGGGAACTGATGGGGCTGCTCCAGATGGGTGCGGCCGGTGGCGGCCCTCGTATCATCCCGGCGTCAGGGTCGGTCCCTCGCGGGAACGACATGGGCTCGCAGATGGGGGTGGGGCTGGCCGGGCTCGGCAAGGGCCTTCTGGCCTACGCGGAGGGTCAACAGCAGGCGGAAGCGCGCGAGCGGGCCTTGGCCGAACAGGCATCGGTGCAGGACGCCATGCGGCGCGGGAACGCGGCCTATGAGACGGGGGTGAAGGAGTGGCGCGACCCGGACACGGCGGTTCAGGGGCCGGGCGCGACGTTCACCAAGGACGGCATCGAGTACAGCGCCGCGTCGTATCCGATGGCGGGAACCGGGGACGTGCTGGTGCGAGGCCGCGCTCCCGGTGTTGAAGCGATGATGGCGGAAATGGGGTCGAACCCGACGCTGGCGCCGATGGTGATGAAGGCCCGCATGGATATGGCGGCGCAGCAGGCGGGGAAGGCGCCGCCGATGACGCGCGAGGCCGCGGTGGCGCTGGCGAAGAGCCTAGACCCGGAGGGGAACGACAAGCAGCTCTGGCAGCTTGCGATGCAAGGCCCGCTCGACGGCCCGTACCTGAACGATTACGTGAAGTCGCGGTACACGGACGCGGCCGCGAAGACCGAGAAGCCGCAGATTTTCGGTAACGACCGCGCCGGTTACTACGCCCTCGGCCCGAACATGGAGAAGGTGCAACTGACCGCTCCCCTCGGGGCCGAGCCGACCTCGCTCCAGCGGGATTTGGAGGCGGCGGGGCTCAAGCCGGGGACGCCGGAATATCGAGACGCGATTATCCGGGCGCGGACCAAGCCGACGGTCGACATGGGCGACAACTACGGGACGATCCCGGCCGGTTATCAGGTGGTCCGCGACCCGAATACGAACGCCGTCCGCATGGAGCCGATCCCCGGCAGCCCGCAGGCGCTGGAGATTAGCTCCGCTACGGAAGCGAAAGAAGGCGCGGCTAATCGCCAGCAAGTCCAGACGGGGATCATCTTGGATGACGTTGACCGCGCCATCCAGATGGTGGAGGCAAAGCCGAACCTCGTTACGGGCGTGGGCGGCACGATCTTTTCGGCGCTTCCTGGGTCGGCGGCGTTTGACCTCAGCGAACTGTTGAGCAGCATCAAGGGCAACCTCGCTTACGACAAGCTGACCGCGATCAAGAAGGAGGCCGGAGGCGTGGGAGCCATCTCGGATGCTGAGATGGTGCTTCTTCAGAACGCCTACGGTGCGCTCGGTCAGTCGCAGAGTTCCGATGCTCTGTTGAAGAACCTGCGCCGTCTAAGCGAGGTTTACCAAGACATCGTATACGGCAAGGGGGAGGGGCCGAAGCGGGCCAAGGGAGAAGCGAAGGCGGCGAATGGCGAGGGCGAGTCTGGGTGGATAGATGTCCCGCTGTTCAATGCCGAGACGAACAAGTTCGTGAACGAAGACGGCGTTGAGGTCGCCCCCGGTGGCGACGGGAAATGGTATCCTATTCGATAGACCGGCAGTAACCCTGCGCTTGCGTTGTGTGCGCCGACATTAGAGCCGGCCAGCCCTGAACCATCTGAGACTTCATGATATAAAGCATGATGGGCATATGGTTCCGGGTCATAACCGTGCGGCCAAGTGCCGGGGCGTCGTAGACTATGGCCGGGGCGGTTTCCCCGCTTGGAAATACCCACAGGGCACTATTCTCGTCGAGAATTTCAATAACGGTCAGCGCGTCCGGCGACCGGGATGACGGGATTAGCCTCGGCGGATACTGTTCGAAATCCCAATGGCCGCCTTGCACAAAGTCGCACTGGATGCGAGCGGCGCTGAACAGGTCGGCGGCGGCAGACGAGGCCGGGAACAGCAGAGCGGCAATCAGTATCAGAGCGCGCATACCATCAACATAGGGTGCCCGTAACGGCGGCGCTAGGGTGAGGCATGGCTGAGACGATCAAGGTGAAGCGGCAGGACGGGACGGTTGTGCAGTTCCCCGCTGGGACGCCGCCGGAAGCCATCAAGGCCGCGCTGGGTGGCCAGCCCCCCGCCCCAGAGCCATTCAACCCGGTCAAGATGGCGGGAGAAGCCATCACCTCCGCAGCGGAGGGCGCTGTCGACCTTGTAACCGGCCGGAAGGAGAAGGAGCCCGGCATCTCGGAACTCCCCGGTTCCGTCCTGTCGGCACGGCGGGACGGCAAGGGCATGATGCTCGGCACCGCGCTCGATTTCGCCCGCGACG